AATGTAATTGTTTGTGTGTTTGTGCCAGTAAAATATTGGTAGTATGTACTTGTATTAGTTAATGCAGTTGTGCCTGCTGCTGTAGCTGTTGTTGTAAATCCTTGTAAGTTAGCATTAGCAGCTGCTGCTGTTGTAGCATTAGTCCCCCCGTTAGCTATTGGCAATGTGCCTGATACATCCGCTGTTAATGATACTGCACCAAACGTAGGTGCGCCTGAAGCATTACCATGTAAGACTGTGGTTGTAGTACCTGTACTTCCTAATGTAGATGGGGCAGCACCTGCACCTCCGCCAATTACTAAAGCATTAGATGCTAAAGCTGCTGAACTAGCCCAAGTTGTACCGCTTGAAAAATAAGGTATCCCACCTGATGTACCTGCAACTGTTAAAGCTGGGGTTGTAGTCGCTGTAGCAACAGAAATAATACCACCAGTAAAGCTAACGCTTGTCACTGTGCCTGTATTAGTAAGTGTTGTCCAAGTAGGTGCGCTTGTACCATTTGATGTTAATACTTGTCCTGATGTACCAACGGCTGTAAATGAAGTCACATTAGTTGAAGATTGGTACGGTACAACGCCTGCGGATCCACCAGATAAATTAGCTAATGTAGCCACACCGCCTGTATTAAACGCAACAACTTCAACAATATCGCCAGAAGCCGCGGCGGAAGCTAATACAATTGCAGTGCCACTTGAAGCAGTATAATCAGTAGAATTAAGTAAAACTCCATTAAGATAAACTTGTGCATAGCCTACGCTGTAGGACACAGTAAATGATGTTTGACCTGCGGTTGCTGTGAAGCTTGTACGAGTATATACACCACTTGCAGCTGCTTGCCAACTAGGGGCAACACCAGAAGCATTAGCTGTTAATACATAACCTGAAGTAGGGGTATTACTTGAATAAACTGCATTTTCAGAAGGATAAGTAACAAATACATTGACTGTACCTGAAAAGGTAACAGCTGACCCAGAATTACTAGATGAAAGGATTGTAGTGCGAGTTAGAGTAGGTCCCGTAGTTGAATACGTTCCAATACCCACTTCCCAGTTTCCGCTTGCATCTGTTGCAGCGTAGTATGTAGTATTACCATTTCCTACAACGGAAAAAGACTGATATCCTGTAACTGTGGCAGATAAAGTAAAACTGACAGTCGTGTTTGCAGTACCAGTCTGCTGGACCCGATCATAAACTACTAGGGCCATTTAAGCTCCTTAGCTTGTTGCTGTTGTAGAGTATGTAACTGCTACTGTATCGCCTGCTGTTACAGCTTTAGCTGTTGCAAATGCACCTGCACTATATAATGTACCAGCTGTAGATGATTGAGTATTTACAGCACCTGTACCTGTAGTTAAGAAACAACCCGTTACGTTACCGCCAGCGCCTGTAATAGTATAAGTAATTGCTGCTGCAGTGGCTGTTGTAATATTAGAAGGTGTTGTACCAGATGATGTTGATGCAGAAAATACTGCTGTACCACGAACTGCTGAACCGCCTACTGTATAGTTTATAAACTCAGTCCAACCAGAGTGAGATGTCATTGTATCTGATGCTGCAAATGTTGGTGATGTTGTAGCAATCAAACCTAAGAAAGGTCCAACTGTAGTATAAGTACCAGATGTTCTTAGTAAAGTATCTAGCATTAATTGTTTACCAATAGCATTGACTAAGTTAGGAAACTTTTCTTCCCACTTTAAATTGCCATTTTCATCCCAGCATAAAGCATGGTAGTGACCATGTATACCAACATCTTCAGCTGAAATAGCACTTGTATTTAATGTGACTATGGCTGAATCCCCAAAGCCGCCTGTTTCTTTAATCATATATTTCTCCTTAATTAATTCTTAATACAGCAGTAGTAGATGTAGCTGCTGGGAAAGTTATTGTAAATGTACTTGTTGCTGTTTTATCACTACCAAAATTTAATATACAGACAGCCGCATTTGTAGTGCTATTATATATCAAAGCTCCAGCAGTAGTAAAATTTGCAGGGTTCCAAGTTACATCAGAAAATGATACATACGCTGTATTATTAGTTGTATCACTTGCTAACCCAGTTATTGTTAAAACCTTGCCCCCTGCTACATATCCCGTGCCAGTAACTTCGCCTTCTGCAGTATACGCAGTAGTAGTTTCATTTAAAGTAGCAGTAGCTTTATAAAGAGCAATTTTATAGGTATATGGAGTGCCTGTATCAAAGTTTTCTAAGCCCTTTAATAGATTAAGTTTAAATACTGTAGTTTGTGTTTGTCCTATAGCCATAATTATGATCTAACCGGTACTCTAACTTGACCTGAACGATAAGCATCTTGTCTATTCTTACCATCACCAAGTTGAATCAATAATTGCATCGCATCATCATAACGTTTTTGATACTGAGCTATAATATCTGCTTCACCTTTCATGTAGGTATATGCTTCTAATAATGAGCCATATAAGAGAACCGAACTAAAGTTATCGCCTAACCAAGTTTGTCCACCTGTTACAGTCGTAATAGACTCAGGATAATAAAAATAATGCAACTCAACATCATAGCTTTGGTCAGGTGTGGGGCCTACTATAAACGCAGAATTATCAAACACTGCGTAATACTGAGGTTCACCATAAAAATCTGAATCTGTATCTGGGAACGATTGCCTAATAAAATTCACATCTTTATTTAAAAGATATAAGTATTCATTGTCAGGATTAATCACTGCCAAGCTAAACGTAGATAACCAATTAGATGGTATAGCTAAATATTTATTACCTGCAGTTAATGTACCTGTTACGTTTTTACGCAAGGCAGGAAGTTGTACTGAGTTATAGATACGTTGTTCGGCTTGAGTTATAAACGTGTTTATATCCGTTGTTTCAAACGTATCTTCTACATAACTTTGTATCTCTGTAACTAACTGGGTGTAATTCATTTATTACGCCATCGGGCCTCTTGTTTTAATGCCTTTAGTTGCTGCACCATAACCGCGCATAGTTTTTTCACCATGTCTATTAATAGCTTTAGAACCTGGGTCGCCTGCGCTAACACGTTGTCTAGCAGTGCCTTGATTAAGTTCTTGAGCTTTTAATTTATTTGGATCTTGTGAAAACTCAATATCTGCATTAGGTAGGTTCATCGGTTGTTTATATATACCAATGTCATCGCCAGTACCGCCTGATGGATATTTGAACCCAGTATAAGCGCTTGCGTCTTTGTTTTCTTTAGCGTGACCTAGTGGATATGATTCCGCTGGTGTTGGTTTTACTGTTTTATTAATAGCCATTTTATTACCCCTTTTTTTGTGCTGCAACTTTAGCTAAACCACGACCCATAGATTTCATGTCAGCATTAGTTTTACCACCTTTGCTACCACTTGATTTTGGACCGGTTTGAATAGCTACTTTAGCGCCGTCGTCACCTAAGTTACGACCTTTGGTTTTACCTTGTTTAGTAATACCATCTGCTGCTGATCTGAATCCCATATACTTCTCCTTATGTTGTTGTTACTGTAACACTTGCTACTATGCCTGTTGCAACCAAATAATTTGGTGTCAATACTGCATCAAAAAAACTAGCTCCACCTACTGGCTGCCAACCCCATTGAATAATTCTACTGCCTAATAAAGGCACACCTGTTTCACTTTGTAATGGACCTGTATTAATATTTGTTTGTAGCCCATTTAAACCTGATTGGTAGTAACCTAAGTCAGGGCGCGGATTACGCACAGCCTGTGGATCTGAAATCGGGAACATACCAAGTAATAACTGGGGCTGATCATTTTCCCAACACTCTGGACATACAAGTATATTAACATTTTTAGTCTTAATAACCAATTGTTTTAATTGTTTTAACTTGTATCTAAACCCACATCTATCACATTGTGATATTGCATTCTTACCACTAGAATATTTACTAGGCATGTTCTATCTCGTATTTATTATTTTTTAATAAATTTTCTACTCCTGGTATTACTTGTAAATTTTCAATTACATGTAAGCCTGAAACTGTTTTACCATTTAGTGGAATTACATGGTCTACATGCCAAGGAAATCCAAACTGTTTAGTTCTTAATATGGCTAATTCATAAGCTTGTTTTATTAACCATAAATGTTCTTTATCTACCCATATCGGCGTTCTATTTCTTTTCGATGCTCTGTGTTTAGCTTTGGTTGCTAAAATTCTAGCTTTATTTTTTACTCGAGTTTTACGTGATATCTCTGCTACCCTTTCAGGATTAGCTTTTTTCCACCGTAAGATTTTAGCTGCAATAAGGTCAGGATGTTTTTTACTATATCTTTTTCTTTGTTCTTTCCACTTTTCAGGGTTAGCTGCACGCCATTCTTTTACTCTTTCGTAAGCTCTAACTTTATTTTTTTCTCTATAGGCTTTATTGTATTCCGCCTGTTTAATAGGATCTTTATAAGGCATCTAATTACCTAATGTAGCTCATGTCTCTTGGTACAAACCTAACGCTTGCTTTCTCACGATCTTCATCCGCTGCCAACTGAAATGATTGCTCATAATCTGCTTTTAACATTTGAATTCTCATAGGATCTACATTAGGCAATTTAATACTTAAATATGAAGCTAATCCTGCGACCATGGCAGGTATAAATCTAAACGGAATATCTTCTACTGTTACTCCATTACCTGCGTCTTGAATACGTCTTAATCTGTAATATACAAAGGTATACCAATTACTTTGTTCTGGAGTTGGCCATACATTAATAGTCGGTAGATTTTGAACGTAGATTTTATCATTAATAGCATGAGGTGCTAATGCTGTATTATTAACTGCGCGAATACATCCTGTAATTGTATTACCGCTTATGCCTCCATATTGAATTGTTTCTTCACCAATTTTAATGAAGCCAAATTGCGCTAAACCTGCTGTACTTGATAACGTAATGGTTTGTGGGTTAGCTGCAGTAGATGCAGTAGCTGTTAGAGTTTGAGCTAGTAAAATATCTGTTGGATTTTCTTGTCCACTTTGTCTATTAATCCAAACTTGAATCGGGCGCCCTGTTGCGTTTTTATTTGGTATCGTAATGTATGTAGATTCAGAAATGCGGTTAATGTTAATATCTTGTTGATTCTGACCTGTTTGAGTACGTGTCACCATATCTAACAAATCAATCGTGTCTGTAGGTAGTGCGTACATAATCTGATTTTGATTCATTTGGATCTGACCTGGTTCTACAGTCCACATATTAATACCGCGATTAGCCCATTCAATAGTTAATATATTTAAACTGCGTCTTGCAGTTCTTAAGTCGTACCCAGTACGTAACTCTTGGCCACATCGTTCAAATGCATCTTCAACGATGTTATTTAAATCTAAATTAAAAGTACTTGCACCTGAGGTTCTATCTACCATTATTTTTTCCCTTTAGGAAATCCTGCTTTCATATTTGCATATGCTTCTGGCGTTATTGTAGACTTTGATTTAGGACGTGAAGTACCTTTTTTCTTTCTAGCATTCATATTTGCATAAAGTCCTACAGGGCCACCTTCTTTAAACTGGGTGAAATCTGTATTATCACGACGTTTTTTGACAACGCCTTTAGGCATTTTATTCTCAGTAGCACTAGGAATCTTAGTCTTTTTAATAGCGCCCATACCACGTGAAGGTCTCATTATTTTTTCAAGCCTTTTAAAGTTTTAGCTAGGCGTGCGCGTTGGCCCATTTTACCTGGAGCTTTAGCAGCTTTAGCTAGTTTACCAGCTGGAATCTTTTCACCTTTTTTAACACCGAGTGATTTCTTTAATGCCCCTGGTTTTGATATTGCTTTTTGAATCCACTTTTCTGCCATGATTAAATCATCCTTCCTTTAGTTTTACCTTTAGTACAGCAACCATCTGCACGTTTAGAAGCAGTCATACCACCTTTAGCCATTTTTTTAGCTTTGATAGCACCACCTTTTTTCTTATACTCTCCAGGCATATTAGGGCCAGACATAGACTTTTTTATAGTCTCTAACATTTGAGCTCTGGCAGCTTCTTGAGATTGCCTAACTTGTTCATTATCTTTTGGGTTAACAAAGATTAATCCTGTTTTTTTAGGTAACGGGCCCATATCATCTTCTGATGAACCTACAGTTGCTTCAAAGTTTTTTCTTTTTTGTTCTTCAGTTAATCCAGCCATGTTAGCTCCTTAGCACATTTTGCCTTTAGTTTTACCACGTACTTCAATGCCACCGCCGCGTGCGTATTTCTTAGTTTTTGACATCCCGCCGCCACACATCTTTTTAACTTTGCCGCCTTTTTTCATACCGCCGCCTTCGATACCAATTGAAGGACCTGTATCACCTAAGTTTTTACCTTTTGTGTGACCACGTTTTTGAACAGCTGATTCACCAAACTTAGTAAGTTTGTTAGAACCTTTTTCAACATCTTGAGACATTGTACGAGGACCCATTGTTTCTTTCATTTTAACTTTACCACCCATTTTTAATCCTTTCATAGATTGTTGTTTGTCATGCTTTTCATCCATCTTAGATTTTTCCCAAGCAGAGAAAGTCATGCTGTGTTTTTTAGCAAGTTTTTTATCTTGAGCAAGATCCTTTGCAGAACCTTCCCATTCTTTTTCAGACATTTTTTTTGCCATACCGCCTCCTTTAAATTTTTTGCCTTTATCAGCTGCGGCAAAGTCTTGTCCTACTGATTGTTTAATACCAACTTTTTTAGCGAAAGCCGGATTATTAGCTACAGCCATCATTAAATTATGTTGTGCTTTTGATTTACTTGGCATTTTGTAATTTCCATCTTTCACATTTATTACAGTTACAATCATTAAAATGTTTAGGTCTAGGCTCTGTAACTTTTGGAGCTATAGATTCTATCATTGCTTCAGTAGCTTTGTCTTCAACTTTAGTTTCTTCTTTAAGTTTTTTAGACTTAAAAACTCGTTCAATAAAAGCTTTCATTTATTTTAACCAGTGATTAACTAACCAACTTATAAACATAGATCCTGCAGTTGCAATCATGATAAACACTTTCCAACCGCCTTTGATTTCTTCTAATGTCTTTTCAATATTATCAAGACGTTTTTTTAATTGATCCATGTCTTCCATAATTGTGTCTACATCTGATTGAATATGTTTTATTTCAACGCCGTGTTCGGCTAATTCGCGTTCTGCACTCATTTACAATTCCACCTTTTTAATGATGCGGCTTTCCTAGTAGGTCTACCTTTTTCATCTTTCATAGGACCAGGCATTCCACTCATTCTAGCACAAAATGAACGCTTTCTAGCGCCACCTTGTGGTTGAGGGGCTTTGAG